GTGTAATCTTTTCAGTCACGCTGCCTCCAATCATCACTACGATCTTGCTTAAACCAATCTACAATTTCATCTGCACTATCAAACCCCGTTTTATAGTTAGATGGGTCGGGGTCACCTAGTCCCATCTTATTCATAAAATCGTCAAGTCCCCCTTCAGGTGCATCTGGATTTGCTGCCTTTCTTCTTGCCTTTTTTAACATTTCTCTAGCAGATGTATTTGCTTTTGACAGTTTTTCTGCCCAAATCATGTCTTCAAGTTTTACATCTTCTCCATTTACAATACACTTGCAAATAAACTCTAACCTGAGGCGATATTGCGTTGAAAGCATATCTTATATCTTGCTATCACTCTATATTTAGACCACTCTACTAAACCCCTTTACTTTTTCAAACTTCATTACAGCATCAAACTTATCTTCAAGACCACCTTTATGAGAGATCACAAAAATGTTTGCATCTTTGATTATGAATCGAATGATCTTCAGAAACTCATCAGTTCCTAATCCATCTAGTGAAGAGTCAAAGACCTCATCCATAATCAGCAAGTTCGTGTTAATTGAGTTCTTGACCCGCGCTACCTCTCTCCATGTAAAAAGTAGTGCTAGGTCAATCCTCATTTTTTCACCCTCACTAAACGATGAATAAGAAAAATCTTCATGAATTGGAGATTTAACTGTTTCATTGAATTCTTCGTCAAGATGGAAATTAATAAAGAAATCCATCAATTGAAGATAACGATTAACTTGCTGATTTATGAGAGGAAGATACTTCTTAATTATCTTCGTTTTTACTCCATCATCTTTTAACAGAGAATGGGCAAAGTCGTAATAAACGACTTGTTCTTTTTTGGTTTCTAAGTCTTCGATTGTTTGTCGGAGAGAGTCTTTAAATTGCGCTAACTTGTCATGTTCAGTATTTCTGTTTGCAAGTTGATCGGTAATTCTTTGAATTTCCGATTCCAGATCTCTGACTTGTCGTTGACATCCAGTGATCTTAATATTGTTTTGAGAAATGCCATGTGTTAGGGAAGTAATCTCCTTCGATAGTGCAATGAATTGACGCTCTCTCTCTTGTTCAAACTTAATGGTGTTTTCGAGTTCCTCGTAACCTTCCTTCAGTTCCTTTGCTTTATTTTGAGCGTCACTAATTCTATTTACACGAAACTCTTCTTCAATGTCCTGTTGGCAAGTAGGGCATACCGTATTTTCAGTGAAAAACTTATGTTCTTTGGTAATTGTGCTTACTCTTTGGGATATTTTACCCTTTAGATTGTTTAGTTTTGATAACTTTTCTCTTGCACCGGAATTAGTTTCTAATCTCTTTTCTAAGGAAGAAAGTTCTTCATTCATTCCTTCAGAGGCATTAATCAAGTCATTCTCTTCATTCAAAAGGCCCTGAATTTTATTCTTACTACGAAGGATACTATCCTGTCCTTGATTCTCAATCTCTTCAATGAACTTGCGTTGCATCTGAACTTTATCTTGCAGCGATTCTTCTTTTAGATTGAGAGTTTTAATTAGATTTTTCTGTTCCTTGATCTTATCCTTGACCAATGTATTCATGTTAGAGAAGATCCTAATGTCAAGGAGATCTTCAATCACTTCTCTACGATTGGCAGAGGATAGTTGCATAAAAGGAACAAATGTGCTACTACCAAGAATTACAATCTGAGTAAAAGATTTGTAATTTAGTTTTAGAATAGTTTCTTCTAAAACTTTTTGCATTGACCGATCATCTGCTTCTCGGTTTAGTTTCTCTCCATTAACAATGATGTCAAATACATTTGGTTTGATTCCTCTGCAAATCTTATACTCCTTTGCATTGATCGAAAACTCAATCTCTACAAGACATTCCTTCTCATTCGTCGTATTGACTAACTGAGGTTTATTGATCTTACGAAATGGTTTATTGAAGAGAACAAATGTCAGTGCATCAAGCACTGTAGATTTTCCTGCCCCATTTGTTCCAATAATTAGATTCGTATTATGTTTTTGAAAGTTTATCTCTGTGAAGTGCTGCCCTGTAGATAGAAAATTTTTCCAACGAATTTTCTTAAATGTGATCATAATTTAGGAGGAATAATAATGTCGTTCGGAGTAACTACGGTATATTTGTAATTATACATCTTACAGGTCTTTATTGCAATCTCATCATCTACTTCAACTATCTCCATCTCTTTCTCATAATTTGGATCTTCTTCTAGATGCAGAGCATATCTCTCAGCATCATCTTCCTCTTCAAATAAGAACAAGACCTTTTCACCATACTTGTCCGCGACTGCATATGCTCCGTCGTCTTGTCTATCTTTTAGAGTAAGAAGATACATTTAACTCACCTCATGTGCTTCTCTGTACAGATTCTGAAAGATTTCTTTAATCATACTTTTATCAAGATTAATTTCAGACTCATCAATGTATCTATTCAAGATATTGATTGTGTTTTCTTCATCTTCTGCAACAAAGTCTTCATCGTTTTCAATAATCTGGAAGTTTTCCACAATCTTTACTTCTTGTGATCCAGAATTATAAATCTTATCTAAAAATTTATCAAACTCTTTTGGCCGTTTTTTGTTCTTAACTACGACTTTGACAATCTTGTCTTTACAATCTCTAGCATCAAAGAGAGAAGCAGAATCATCGTCATATGTAATGAGATGAAACATTGTATAAGGATTGTTTACATACCCATGTTCCAGAGTCTCTGTATCAAAGATGGTGAATCCCCTCCGATCACCTGCATCTGACCAGAACATTTCGTATGGATTTCCCAAGTAGAATATCCGTCCATCATCCGATCTAGTGTGGTAGTGACCGCTGAAGACATGGGAGAACTTCTCAAATAACTTGCCCTCATAACCATGATCCATGACGATCTGCTTATTAACTCTAAATCCTGAGAGTTCAAGGTGCCCCATCGCGCACTTGCAATTTGAACTTTGAATAAGTTTAAAAGTTTCTGCCTCATTGTCTTCATTGATCCATGGAATTAATAGTATATGTAGACCACCAATATTAACTTCCTTAGCATTACTATAAGTTTTGATGTTCTTATAATCTTCAAGTAGCAACTGAGGAGAATTTACCTCATTTGTGTTCTTGTAGTAAGTATCATGATTACCGATGATCATGTGAACATCATACTTACTAAGAGGATCAAACACAACCCTCTTTGCCCAATCTAAACTCTGATAGTCAATGCCTTTGCGACTATCAAAAGCATCACCCATGTGAATGACTGTCGTGATACCTTCTTGTTCTAAGGTTGGAAAAAATACATTTTTGTAAAATAATTCAAAGTAGTCATGAAATTGTTTTGATCCCTTTTTGAACCCGTAGTGAGTATCAGTAATAATTGCGACTTTCATTCAACGATTTTGTGAGCGGTAACTAATATTATCTTTGATAGTGTTGTAATCTGATTTGCTACCTGCAAGCAAACTATCATCGACCATCATGACTTCATCATATCCAGTTTTTTCGATGATCTTAGTTTTAATTTCCAACTGCTTCTTCTCTTTACCAATCCTACGAAGGAATGCAAAGTGAATGATCTGTGTAAAGTATGCAAAAGGATTCTTGGACTTCTCAGGGTCAAAGTTATGAATGTATTGAACACAGTTCTCAATGCCATCAGAAATCATGTCCTCACGGAACATGTAATTGACAAAGTTCGGTTTATATGATAAATGAGTTGCAATCTTTAGGAAGCACTCTCCAATATAGTTCGTAATTGGAGGTTTTCCAGGCCAGTGCTTTGATCTATCTTCTTTTGTGGGTTCTCTACCGAAGTTCTCAATAAAATGTGTTGAAACTCTCGCTCTATAATTGATGATTGCTTCAAGGAACTCTTTATTGTTTACATAATGTTCGGACTTTTTCTTTGGCATGATGCAAATATGTTCAACTTAATATAAACATTATAGCACACTTTTAAAGGGCTTGACAAAGTATCCAAATGTCTGTAGACTAGGTTTGTCGCCGTTAAAGAGAGATATTAGCTTTCTTTAGAGAGCTTAAAGATTTTCTCTAGAGTCTCTCTAGCATCCTCTACCGATGTGATGTATCCCTTCTGTTCAGAGACATTTACTTCTCCAGAAGGTTTATAAACATCTATGGATGTAGAAGATGCTGAGTATGTATTAGTACCACCTGTGTCATCATCTTCAAGATAATTTTTATATAATTCAATAAGTTTTTCATTAGTGGTCTCTGTCATTGTTAAGACCTTATCAAGTTTGATGAAATAGATATCATCTTCAACAAGTTCCATCCATGGTTTCACCTTTAAATAAACTCCAGTACTAGAATTCATCATTTTAATAATGATTGGATTTTGCAAAACTAATAAAGTATCATCGGTAGAGTCATCTACAAGAACTACCGAGAGTATTTCTTCACCTGATACTAATTTGATAACTGCGTAAAATTCTTCATCCATATTAGTTCTTTAGGGGTATGTTTACAATGTCGTAGTTAAAGTTTTCTTCGTTATATACTTTTATTCTTTCTATTAGATGATTTAGTGTGTAATTTCTTCTAGATTTGTATGAAATGTCATCAGCAATATCATAAAGAGTCGCTTTTGTCTTGTTGTTTCCTTTTCTCAGTACTCTTCCGATTGACTGTAAATTTCTAATCCTTGATTTTGAAGGAGAAGCAAAGATAACATTGTGAAGATTTTTAATGTTGATGCCTGTACTGAATGTTCCGTATGAAGCAACGATAATTGCGTTGTTTTCTTTTTCAGTAATTTCTCTTACCTTTTCACGATCTTCAGTTGCCACTCCACCATGAACGAAAAATACATGACGAGTATCCACTGTATTGTTATTTATTAAATCGTATAATGGTTGCCCATGTCCTTCAACTCTTGAAAATAAAATAAGAGTATTTCCTTTCAAGTCTAATGCAAGATTGCGAATAAAACGATTGCGTCTTTCGTGATTTATGATATACTGAACTTCCTCTTCAAAGTTCTCAAATTTATGTGCGGGATGCTTTAACAGAAGAACATTAATATCCAGTGTTGCAACATGTCCTTTCTTCATCAGTTCTTCTGTCCTGATGATCTTATATGAAGGCCCAAATAGACCCTCTAAGACCCACTTATGAGTCTGTGTCCCATCAAGTGTTCCAGTGAATCCAAAACGATACTTACAGTCTGCAAGTTTTGACATTATAGATATTAAAGACTTACTTTTAAATTGGTGTGCTTCATCTCCGACGACCACGTTGAATCTAGCAAAATATTTACGGGGAAGTTTGTAGATGGACTGCCAGGTGGTGATGATCACCTGAGAATTAGTCTCCCTTTCTCGTCCAGCATAGATCTTGTGGCAATATGAACCTACATCCCAACCGTAGTCTGCAAAGTCTTTATACATCTGTTCTACTAACGAAGTCGTCGGAACAACTATCAGAATATTTTGCCCTTTCTCAACGTAATATCTCACAACAGAGTATATCATCAACGACTTTCCCGAAGCAGTTGGAGATATCAGTAACCTTCTATTATGCTTTAAGGCGTCGTATACCCCTTCGATTTGGTACTCCCGTGGGGCATACTTGCTAATTGCAGTCATATAATCTTTCACACCTTCCTTTGAAATTTGATCATTCGTTTCAAAAGGAATACCATAAAACTTATTGTCTACAAATTGATAAGTATATTCGTGATTCTTACAAAACTGTATGAGTTTGTCTAATAATCCAACATATATTTCACCAGACTGTGTATTGAAAAGACGAATTTTTCCATCCCAGTGTCTACTACGATACTGGGGCATAAATTTTGCACCTGGCACTTCAAAGGTAAATTGATCTGCTAACTCGTAGTAGATATGTGGCTCTGCTTTTACCTGAAGATATACCTCGTTCTTCTTAGAAATAATCAAATGAGACATAATCCATAGGAATCACCTATGGGTATTTATTCATTGCTTCATATGGTGAAATGGTCTTTTCAATTACGATGCTATTATTTTTACTACGCATAAAATGCTTTATTTCATTAAAATCAAAAACATAAAATAGTGCTTTACTTTTACCACTAAATAAATGTCTCATAATTCTGTGTCTACCATCAAGCATTCGATATTTGTTGTCAAATGGATTTGCACAATTATATGCAATTATTCCAGGAACACTTGGATCACATTCTCTATATGCTATTCCTCCACAACATTTGCAATCATGACCAGCACCATATGGAAACCTGTGCTTATGTCTCCAAGCAATGTCTTTAAATTCTACTTCCTTCAATCTATCATCGGACAACATTTCACGAATTATGGTTGTCAAATCTAGAGATTGTACTGACTTTGGAAGTTGCCCATCATATTCCCAATTTCCACTTTCAGGCGTGTAATAAAACCATGGATCGTTGTTGTGGGGATATTTCTTCCTAACTCCACTACCGCTAAGTTGTCTGCCAGCCATTCTGCGACGGTTTTTATTATCTTCGTTACCAAAATGCCTCTCATTCATAATTATAAAACATTATTTGCGAATATTTATTCCCCGACCTGATACTTATATTCCAAAATCATCCTGTAGAAAAAATCCTTTACTTGTTCAGTTCTTGCCTTATCATACTCATCACCAAATTTGCCGTGTTCTTCGTGACACACAAGTGCTTTATAGATTTGATGACAATCTCTAATATCTAATTCCATTTGAATGTATGGAACATCTTCCATATCATCATAATCGCTTTCATAATCGTAATTGTTCATAGTTCCCTAAAGTTATAATCTGCAGACATTCTAAAAAGAGAATCGCGCAAGTAGCGAAGATGTTCTTGCTCTTCAGCAGGTCTAGCAGGAGCACCTGGCCAAAGTCGAATAGTTTCATTCACACAATGTTGAAGAAGACGTACATCTTCTATTCTTAAATTAACTTGATAGTCAAAATCCTGCTCATCTTCCATTTAAAACCCCGCTTGGAACTGCTGCCACTCAATGGCATTTTTAATTTGATAAGTTCTATTTGAAATATTTTTAATAATTTCCTCAAGAAACTTTAGTTCGGTGTCATAATACCTAACCTTCAGTTCAATTGTAGATAGTTTCTCATCGGCATCCATATGCCTCTGTAACGCTTCTTTATCTCTTACTTTATATGGAAAAGGTTCTTGCTCATAAACCTCTGCAGGTGCCTTTCCGCTGTAGTAGTTATACCTCTCAAGTCGCACCTTACTATAAGATGTTTTTGCTTTCTCTCTCAGTAAGGTGATTGTATTGTATAGGATATAATATTTTGAATGTAATTGTGGAATTTTTAGAGATTCATCATGTAGGTTATCGGGATCCATGACAGAGTCCTTCTGCCACATCTCCTGAATTTGTTCAAGATTCATAGTGCCTTGTTCTGCATGTCAAGTAGGTTGTACACAGTATACTTGAAACTGACCTCTGCTGTAAAGTAGTTGATATCACTATCTGTAGCAGTAAAGTCAAGAGATGTCAAGGACACGGGAAACAAGTCTTTAAACTTAACCTGTGCCTTAGCACGATAGTTGCTGTTTAAAATGATTAAAGTACCATCACTAAAGAAATTATTAATATCGTTTTCACCATCTTTAAGATATTGATCTGCATATTGCTGCGTAGTTTCTGGAAACCCTAGTGCAGTCAACCAATTATGAATTGTAGTATAATTTACTAGATCTTCATCAACCAAAAATCTAAAACTAAAATCACTATAGGTTAACTGATCACCAGGAACATCAATCATTTTCAGATATGTGTTCTGCTGAGCAGTTTGCAGTGTAATTTGAGGTATCTTGGCAGAATTGGACATGAAAGAAACCTTTGGATATTTCGCCAAAGTAAATTCAAATCCAACAGGAGATAAAAAGTTCCTATTATCTAATTGTTTATCAAAAGGATTTGGCATTTAATCTACCTTCACTTTAAGATGATTAAATTGAACCACTCTTCGCTCATACCAGCAATAATGTTATCTGCACCTTCTCTATCTTCGGTATAATTCTCTTCGATTAGGTGCTCAACAACCTTTTCATAGTTCTCATGAATTTTCTTTGATTCTTTAGGAGTAGGTTTCATTTTTAACACTGGGACTATAGTTATATTTAGATAAAAAAAAGACCCCCCGAAGGGAGTCTTGGAAAAATGTGAACCGATATCACATGAGGTTGGCAACCTTGACTCTTCTGTAGTAAACGTTGGAGTTCTTGGTAAGAGCGCCAAGACCAGCGGTGGCTCCTTCTGCGAAGGGGTTGGCGACGAGACCATAACGGGTCTTGAAGCCAATCTTGGGTTGGAAGGTGTCCTGACCAACGGCACGAACCATTTGGAGGGGGACATAGGGGCAGTAGAATAGACCTGCGTCATAAGGTGAAGAACCCTTATAACCAACGGTGTAATACTGAGTGTCGCTAACGTTGGAAGAATAAGGATCGATGTATACACGATACTTACCTTGGAGAACACCAGCGAAGGTGTTACCAGTGTCATCAACGTTCATGTTAGCGTTGAGGGCAGGGGTGTAATCGAGTACACCAGCCATGGTTAGAGCGGAAGCAACGTCTGCGGAGCAGATGATGATGTTGCCCTTCCCTCTACGAGTTTGCTGCGCGATTGCGTTAGCATCTCTTTCGATCTGGAAGATCAGACCCTTGAACTTCTCAACACTCCAGCGACCGTTGGAGTCAACGTCGAGGTCGAAAGTACCACCGTTAGCAACATTTGCTTGAGCACCAGGCTTAGCAGTTTTGTAGATAGTACGAATGACTTCGCGGTTGATTTCAGCAAGGATCTCAGTAGAGAGGAGATTTGCTAACTCAGCCTCAGCGTTTAGTCCGTGGATAGCGCGGAGGTCTTGTGCGAGTTCTAAGGAGTACTCGGCTTTTAGTGCTCTGGACTTAGCGGTTACGGTGACCTTCTCGATTGAGAATGCCATTTCACCGAACGCTCCAGTGTCGCCACCGAGTTGTTCAGCATCGCCAGTTACCATACCTTGACCAACGTTATAGGTGTCGTTGGTTGCAAGTAGTGAAGGATCGTTTCCGCTCTGACCAGTAGTACCCATACCAACGGAATTGTGACCGGTGGATAGAGTTCTTGCTGCGTTCTGACCAGAGAATGCAGAATCGACTTCGTTGTAGAAGGTCTCCTCTCCAGTCTGACTGTCCTTACGGGAGCGCATTGCAAAGATTAGTCCAGTAGGACCGCTCATGGGTTGAACACCGCAAATATCATATGCGATGAGGTTAGGCATGGAGCGTCTGATTAGGGAAATCAGAACGGGGTCGAAACCAGCGGTAGGACCTGCTGCCTGAGCGTCAGCACCACCGAAAGCACCAGAAGCACCAGCAGCATTACCGGAGTTGGTGACAGGAGCTTCGCCTAGGAACTCAGCCTGTTCACGGAGTTCTCTTTCTTGGTTTTCTAGCAGGGTAGCGGTTACACTTCTACGATGAGAATCTTTGATTTCATCGAGTCCTTGGTAATCAAGGATAGGTGCCCACTTCTCCTGCAAATACTCGTTGTTTTGCATTTGAAATTAACCTCTTAAAAAAAAGTTTTAGTTTGACTTATAATTTAAAAATCACTTTTTAGCGACTCTTCCGAGTGTCTCAAGATATCTTTCCATTCTAGGAGAAACAGACTCAGAGAGTGTTTCTTGAACTTCGGTATCTTCAGAGATGGTTTCGGATTCGTCTCTTTGAGCACTAGTATTAGTGGGGAAATAAGATTCCTTAAGTGATACTAGTTTCTCACGATAGGTCTCTTCACTATCAAACTCAACATTTTCTGCGAGAGAAGCGAGTTTATCTTTCTGAGAGATCGCAAGACCTTCAGAAACATCTGCAAGGATTACATCAGCAACCGACTCGGCTAATCTGTGATTTAGAGCAATATTTCTTTCGATCTGCTCGTTGAGTTTATCTTCCATTTCATCTAGTTTCTCTACCATAGTAGAGACTACATCATATTTTTCTTCAGGGATAGTTACATAATGTTCTTCAAAAAGACCACGCATTCCAGCAAGGAATGACTCGGTCATTTCGGTCTTAAGACCGTGCTCAACTTGGAGTGCATTCTCAGCAATCCATTCATCGCAAACATACTCTAGATAAGCGTCAAGACGCTCTTCTAAAGTAGACTTGATTTGAGCAACTTCCTCTACGAGGGTTTGCTCATACGCTGCAGTTAGTTCTTCTTGGATCTCTGCTGCCTTAGCATTAATAGCAGTTTCAAAGATAGTACGTGCTTTTTCTTGGAATTCTTCAGAGAGTTCCTCACCTTGGAGAAGTGCCTGGACATCTTCTTCCATATCGTATTCTGCTACGACTTCTTCTTCTTCTGCTACAACTTCACCGTCCTCTTCACTTTCTTCAGTAACTTCGGCGGTGGTCTCCTCAGACTCGGCAACAGTCTCTTCGGTAGTTTCTAATTCTTCTTCAGAAATAGTCTCTTCCTCAGTTTCGACTTCCTCTGCCTTTACGGCTTTGGCATTAACTACGTCCTTAACTTGCTTAAGGGTAGCACCAGGTGTTTTGAGGGCATTAGAGCCGTCATCTGGTCTTGAATTTTCGGGTGTGGGGCCGCCTAGGTCCTCTACAGGTACCCCAGCTGCTGCCATGGGTTCTGCGGGAGCTGCGCCTTTGGTTACTACGTTTTCCATTTCTTGTAAATTGTTACCAACGGACATTTGATTATAGATTTTGTATTAATCTATATTTATTTATAAATTAAAGATTTGAGAGGAAATCGTTAAAGAGATTTAACTTGTGCTCCTCAAGCATCTTTTGATCAACTAAGGTGTTAATTCTCTTCTGAGTCTTCTCTGCAAGTTGCTCACGAAGGATTCCACCTTCCCATACCCACTCTTTTCCTTCCATAATTCCCGAGACAAAAGCATCAGGTGCAGAAGGATCGGCAACGATA